CCGCCCCTACCCGCAGCACTGCCCCGGCTCCGGCCCCGGCTCCTCCTCCTCCTGCCCCTTCTCCTGCTCCTACTCCAGCCCCTGCCCCTGCTCCTTCAAAGAAAAAACTGAAAAGATCTAAGAAATCAACAAAGCGTCACACAAAACGCAACAATAGCAGACAAGTGAAAGTATCAAAACCTACGGTACTCACCGATGAACATATAAAGCGAGTAGAAAAGAAGATACAAAACATCCGAAAGCAAAAATTAAGTGATATGAAAAAAGAATTAGAAAAAAGAGGTGTGAAAACAACGGGTAAAAGTAATCGTTTATTGAAAGACATTTATTTGTATTCAAAAATGAGCAATATAAACTTTCAGCATGAAAAATAAATTTGATTTAAGAATGAATTATTCTTTATTTATTTAAATTTTCTTTGATAGTAAGATTAAAGATGGATAAAGATTTAATCTTACAGGTAATGACAAAAGCGCATTATTTAATCCCTCGGGAAACTTATCTGAGAATTTTTCTGTATATTAATCCGGAGAAAACAACATTTGATAATCTTGAGATGATAGCAATTGAATTGCACGAGGATATTGTTCTTACAGATACGATTCAACTCCTTCTGACAGATATTAATGATTCATTAACAAAAGAAGAACAAATTGAGAAAGAAGACATCAAGGAAATCATGGACTCATTAGACTTGCCACCCGAGAATCCAATCAGAACAATACAACTGGAGAAAAGTCAGAGCATTTAATCTATACTCAATAATATATATATGAATCAATTACTTCAATCTTTGGATACAAGTGCCTTTGCTAAGGAAATCATGCGTCAAGTCGATCGTAGACCATTTTATCTTACGAAGGAAGAAGCATATTCAGACAAACCGTCTGTTTTTTATGGGGGGCAGACAATAAGTGCTCCACATATGCATGCGAAAGCAATTGAATATTTAAGTCCCGTATTGAAACCAGGGAATCATATATTGGATATTGGTTCAGGTTCGGGATATTTGACGACATGCTTTGCGAAAGCAGTCACAGTCAATAATGAAAATCCAAAAGACAGAGGAAAAGTAATTGGTATTGATGTTGTTCCAGAATCAATCGAAAAATCTAGAACAGTTGTTAACCGATATTTCCCAGAACTACTCAAATACAATACATACAATCGTCATTTTCAGTTTATCGAAAAGGATGGTAAATACGGTCATCCTAAACAGTCCAATGATGAACTATATGATGGGATACATATAGGTGCCGCGAGTGATAATATTCCATATGATATATTCACACAGTTAGCAAGAGGTGGATTCCTAGTCTTACCTTTAAAAACTGGTTCTCATCATACTTTCACAATCGTTCACAAGGATCATAAAGGTAATATTTCAATCCAATTGAAAGAAACTGTAAATTATGTACCTTTAGTTTAGAATCTGTATCAAGGAATCTAATCTATAGTTAATTAAATGAATCATGGTCCCATCGATATTTTGAGTGTTGCACATTTTATGTCTTTCTTTTTTCTCGGTATATATTGGAAGAATAAATACAAAGCTGCTCTATTAATAGGTATTTTATGGGAAATCATTGAATATCTTATGATAACAAATGAACCGACACGTTCATTTATCCTCGATAATTGGTTTGTCCCTGAAAAATACATACATGATACACCTGAAAATAGCACTGCGGACATAATCATCAATATGATAGGATATCATATCGGAAATCTAATCGTGCCGACATAAACAACGAAGCAATACTTCTGCATTGTGTGCGTAGGGTCACAGTGTAGTTATCTCTAAGCGGATGTAGAAGCGACATTCGCCACCCCCCTCTCAGCCGAGGACTTCAATCCACTAGCCTCCGAAATTACTTTTTTCTCCTCTGAAATTGCTTTCTTCTCCCCCGCCTTCGCAGCCGAATGGAACCGAGCAACCCGAAGATGATCGATATGAACATTTCGCACGCTATTCCACTGCCAAGGTTTGTCTTTAGTTGAGGTTTTCCCATAAATGATGCGTCCGAAAGCCTCCCTGCCGACTCCCTCTGTGTCGCTATTCAAGGCGACACACTCCTGCGGCCAGCGAGCATCCCATCGCTCTTCGGTATAGGAGCCATTTCCCCACATACCAATACCTATAAGATATTTTTTGTACTCGCTCTTGTTGAGCTTACTGTCGCCGTCGGCATCGAACATATCAAAGAGCTCCCTCGCCAAATTGACCCGAACACAATCTATACGGGGCGCCTTGCTTACACCACCAATTCCCATATTTTCTATAACACCAACGGCATTCAAGAATCTAAAGCACGCACTCATATGCCCTCCAGATAATTGTCCGTCATGACTGAACTGCATACCTGGAGTCATGTGACGCGCAGCGAGTCGTTCTCCGTGAGCAGCGAGAGGGTCCGGTGGTGCTAGCTCCCACACACCGTCTCCTCCAATAGATATAATGCATTTTGGGGGGTTTTCAGGTGGACGATCTCTAAATTGATCGGGGTCTCTAATATAACCACAGGTGCGGGTAAGTCGCAATGATGTAAAACAATCATACATAAAATCATTTCCATTGAGGGCGTTGGGGGGCACCCTATATCCAGGGTCGGGGCACTGTAGCGTTGTTGAATGGTAATACGCGACAAAACCAGCAGCACTCTCCTGTAAAGCCTTATGCAACTTAATAAATTGTTTTGCTAATCGTGTTGTATTAGCGCAGAAGTTTCCTTTACCTGCTTCACTAGTCAAGAGTACGGGCGGGTCCCCTCCTTCTTGACCAATCTCTTTAATGCCCATGTAATCAAATAGTTTCTTTAACTGTTCAACTAACCTTCGGGGATCTTCACTTTCAAAATCGCCGAATTCTTTAATGAAGAATTCAATAATACAAAGTGGTTTATCATGTTTTTTTGCCTGATCATATTCTTCTTTATAATGATCATAATATTCGGGAGTTACATGAAAGTGTACATTATAGATCCTTGGATTCTCTGTCGTTTCCGGTGGCTTTGGTAAAACTTTAGTTGGACTTATAAAATCCGGATCCCATCCAAATGTTGCCAAGCAAGCAAGCATATCTCTCCCACGGGTTATGTCATTCCAATCCCCCCCAGGGCCATCGATTGGCACGCAAGCTTTACTATGAAGGAAAAATAATATATCTTCCAATTCTTGGACACCGAATTGCTTCGCTTTCGCCGATATTATTTCCTTTTTTGCACTTGCAATAACAACTTCAGCGGTGCCCCCAGAGTCTCCGCTAAGAACCTCTTTCCCTCCAAATACGATATTATAAAAACTATAGACCCTGCTGCTCTTCCACATACGATGATCCGTAACATGTACTCTTAATTTATCTTTAGATTCTCCAGCGAACCTCTGGCCTTCCATGGTATTCCACCATCGCAACCAAATAAATTCATTAAACAACATTGTAGCTTGAGTCCCTCTACCGACCCGTATCGGTGATCGCGAGGCCGAATCCTCGGCGTTCTCCACAAATATATCTAATTTATGATCTTTGCTTGCTTGAGTATCCATCGCCCATTTTAGTATTTCAGGGACCGTTAGATTTGTAGTATGGGGGCTCCGCCCCCCCCGCGGCCGGAGTTGCGCAGGCCGCACAATATTTTCTTCAGAATTCCCCCCTTGAACATCATAAATCGCTGAAAACTCTGTATAATTTTCCAATACTCTTACTGGCAGAGGATATCCCCCATCTTTGACGCCTTCGCACATCCAATCCATATTATATATTTCTTCCCCATATTCGCTCTTGGCATTCTCAGATCTCCCCTTATAAACATGTGGATCACCTATTAGTAATACCAAAACACCAGTTGTTGTTTTCAAAAATCGGATAATGTTAGTTCCCGATATACTATTTATGGTTTTTAAAGCATTTGGGAGATCCGCCGACGGTCCTTCTCCTGCTCCTGGAGAAGGAGCAGGGGCAGGAGCAGAAGGAGCAGGAGCAGGAGAAGGGGCAGGAGCAGGGGCGGGGGCAGGAGCAGGGGCAGCAGCGGAAGATGCCCCGCCTTTTAAAGATGCCCGTCTTTTTGTTTTATTTTTTCGGTTAATATTCCTTTTACGTAAAGATACGCGACGGAGCGTAGACTTCTTACGATTAGATCTCTTACGATTAGATCTCTTACGATTAAATTTGTGACGGGAACTACGATAAGATGCACGAATAATTTTATTTCTTCCCATTTTAATATATGTATATAATTTTTTTCCATTCAGCGCCGTAAAAACTATGAAACTTTTTTATTTGATGGAGTATAAATGAGCAAATCAAAGGAAAACCCTGTCACAGAAGAATATGATGATTCTTATGCGAATCAGGTCAATGGTATCATTAACACATTGAAATTAGAATCAGAAACTGATCGTAGAATTTTGAAGAGTCGTTTTTTAGCGGAGGTATTGAAATATGAAAAGAGAAAAGAGCACACAAAGAAATATTACAATATTTTTCGCTTTATCGTGACAATAGGTTCCATTTTTCTGCCCGCGATTCTATCAATTGGTCAAATGGACCCTGCGAAATTACCTGCGAATTTTGATCAGATTACATATTGGTCTTCATGGACTATTTCTTTGATGGTGACAGCATCCAATGGATTTCTTCAATTGTTTTCCTTAGACAAGAATTATTTTGAATATGCTTTAACGACGGAACAATTAAAAACAGAGGGTTGGCAATTCTTTCAGCTTTCAGGAAAATATGAAGACGATAAAACACATAAAGAAGCATATAAAGTGTTTTGTAAATCTGTTGAAAATATCAAGAGAAAACAAGTAGAAAAGGAGTTTTCGGGTAAGGGAGATGTAAATAAGAACAAAAAAGAAAAGAAGTTTGATTTCCAAGCAGAACTCAAGAAAAATCTACCCGATCATTTGAAAGGTGAATTAGAGGATAAAAAACCTGATCCAGAAAAGGGTGAATCTACTGAATCTACCGATCCCAAAGTAGATACTTCAAAGATGGATGAAATCACGAACATGATGAATGATAAAATGGGTAAATTGGATGCATTCATGAATATTTTAGAAAAAAAGAATATTACTGGTGATGCGGCAGCAACAATCGGAAATGTAAAGGAAATATTCACAGATTCAATCAAGGAACAAGTCTCGGAAGCAGCTTCCGACGCAGTTTCAGATGCGATTGATAAAGTTGAAGTTAAGAAGGTAGATGAATAGATATAGATAAATGAATAGATGAATAATCTTTCAGTATTCTCCTGATAGAAGTTTTTCGTAAACATCCCTGGGGAACTTGCTATTCGGTTCTCCCGGAATATATTGACAGATCTGTCCGTAATTTTCCATTGACATGATATCGTTATTCACTTTATCCTGACACGATACATTATCATCTTGAACATAGGGTTTCCCATTCGCAATGTATTTGTAGTTTCCGGGTCCCCCAGACCAATCAACCTTTCCGCATTCACAGATGGTAGCCATTATTAATTTATCTCTGTTAAAATTTCTTTACCCCCAAATCAAATTTTTTGCAGAAATTTGATATTTAAATTTGATTATTTAAAATTAAGATACATTACTTATCTATATCGCATGAGTTCTGATTCGTTGGGAGAAAAATACAAGAAGGAAGAACTTCAAAATCATATCTTCAACACGCCTGATACATATGTGGGAGGTTGTGATTTGATCGTTGAAAGACTTCCTTATGTCAATGAAGAAGCAAAAACAATTGAATTCAAGGATATTGAATATATTCAGGCTCTATACAACATTTTCAATGAGATACTTGTAAATGCTCAGGATCAAGTGACCAGATTGAGAGGTTCAAAGGATAAAGGAGTTCATCAGGTCACAGAGATTAAGGTTTCAATCAATGAAGAAACGGGTGAGATTTCAGTATATAACAATGGTGATGGAATTGATGTCGTAGAGCATCCCACAGTCAAAAAGCAGGGAAAACCGATATTTATTCCTCAAATGATCTTCGGTGAACTACTTACATCAACAAATTACAACAAGGCAGAAAAGAAGGTTGTTGGTGGAAAGAATGGTTATGGAGCGAAGCTAACGAATATTTTCTCGACGAAGTTCAAGATAGAAACGGTGGATTTCTCGAGAAAGAAGAAATATACTCAGGTATTCACGGAGAATATGAAGAAGATTCAGAAGCCGAAAATTACATCATTTACGGGGAAGCCATATACAAAGATTACATGGACAGCAGATTTCAATCGTTTTGATATTGAGATGTATTCTTTGGATATGATGCAGTTGATGAAGCGACGTGTTCATGATATCGCGGGTATTACAGATAAATCTGTATCTGTTTATCTGAACAAGAAGAAACTAACCATCAGAAATTTCGTTGATTACGCGAAGATGTATGTTTCTGATGTGCCTGTTGTGAACCACGAGCTTCTTGATAATGAAATTCCTTGGAAGATTGCTGTGTCTGTTTCAGATACAGACAAATTTGAACAGGTATCATTCGTCAATGGCATCGCTACTCCGAAGGGAGGCAAGCATGTGGATCATATTGCGAAACAATTGACCGCAGGACTAAAGGTTCTGATAAAGAAAAAGACAAAGCAAGATGTAAATGAAACATATATCAAGAATTATCTTCGTGTATTCATTGATTGTTTGATCGTGAATCCATCTTTTGATAGTCAAACAAAGGAACGATTAATTACAACACCTTCAAAATTCGGTTCGAAACCTGTTCTCCCCGATAAATTCATTAAGGCAATTGTTGATAAGACAGATCTTATTGACAAGGTTCTACTCTTTAGTGAATTTAAGATGAACAAGGCCAGCAAGAAAACGGATGGTGTAAAGCGAAACAAAATCCGAGATATTCCCAAGTTGGATGATGCGAATTGGGCAGGAACAAAGAAATCAGAACAATGTATTTTGATTCTTACAGAGGGAGATTCCGCGAAATCGATGGCAATTTCAGGATTATCTGTAGTTGGTCGAGATATGTATGGTGCTTTTCCATTGAAGGGAAAGGTAATGAATGTAAAAGATGCTTCAACAGAACAGATTATGAAGAATACGGAAATTACGAATCTAAAGAAGATCTTGGGCCTAGAAACAGGAAAGGTTTACAAGGATACAAAGTCTTTGAGATATGGGAAGGTGATGATTATGACGGATCAGGATCACGATGGTTCTCATATCAAGGGTCTTGTAATGAATGTATTTCATACGATGTGGCCGTCCCTCTTGAAGATCGGATTTATCACATCCATGATTACACCGATCATTAAGGTTACTCAGAAAAAGAAAGTTTTATCCTTTTACACACTCACGGAGTATCAGGAATGGCAAGATAACACTACTGATTCTGGAAAGTGGCATGTAAAGTATTACAAAGGACTGGGAACAAGTAGTGCGAGTGAAGCGCGAGAATATTTCAGTAATTTGAAGATGAATAATTATCTGTATACAGATGATACAGATTCATCAATGAATCTAGCATTCAGTAAGAGTCTGGCAAATGATAGAAAGGATTGGTTGTATCAGTATGATGAAGGTCAGATTCTAGATCATAATGAAACAGAAGTTCCGATTCAAGATTTCATTCATCGTGAATTGATTCACTTCTCAAATAGTGATACCTTGCGATCGATTGGTTCGGTATACGATGGTCTTAAACCGAGTCAAAGAAAAATCTTGTATTCGTGCTTCAAGAGAAAGCTCTTTTCTGAAATTCGCGTTGCCCAATTGGCGGGTTATGTAAGTGAGAATGCAGCGTATCATCATGGTGAAGCATCACTGCAATCCGCTATCATCGGAATGGCTCAGAATTTCACAGGTTCTAATAATCTGAATTTGCTGATGCCGAATGGTCAGTTTGGAACAAGAATAATGGGTGGTCATGATGCTGCGAGTCCTAGGTATATTCATACGGAACTCAACAAGATTGTGACTCTATTGTATCCGACGAGTGATTTTCCGCTTCTGGATTACAATGATGATGATGGAGTGCTTGTTGAACCGAAACAATATGTTCCTATTATTCCGATGGTTCTGGTGAATGGGATGACAGGAATCGGAACAGGATTCAGCACATCAATCCCGTGTTATGCGATCAAGGATGTAATTGAGAATGTTAAGCGAAGGTTGAGCGGTCGTCCTTACAAGAAGACAATTCCTTCGAGTCATGGATTCAAGGGACAAACAGTTCAAATAGATCAAAAGAATTATTTGAGTAAGGGAAAATATGAAATTGTGAGTCCGACGAGATTGCGAATTACAGAATTGCCTCTTGGAAAGTGGACGGATGATTATAAGAAATTCTTGGATTCTCTGTTGCCGGAAACAAATGAATCTAAATCCAAGAAAAAGGAAACAAAGAAAAAGAAAGAAAAGCAGACGATTCTTGATTATACGAACAATTGTTCAGATACGGAGATTGATTTTACAATTCATCTACCTGTAGGAATGATTAATTCCCTGCAATGGAGTGAAGATCCAAATATTGATGGGATAGAGAAATTCTTCAAGCTTACGACAACAAAGGGATTATCTTTGACAAACATGCATCTATACAATAACAAGGGTCAAATCGTAAAATATAATTCTTTGAATGATATCTATGATGAATTCTATGAAGAAAGATACGCTCTTTACGTGAAGCGCAAGGAATATATCCTGAGCAATTTGTCCAACGAATTGTTGATCCTTGAGTCAAAGATCAGATTTATCAATGATGTTATTAATGAACAAATTATCATTTACAAGCAAAAGAAAGATATCATTCTTCAGTCATTGATAGATAAGAAATATCTTCAGGTGAAGGATAAGGTCGCATTGCCCGAAGATTCAAAATATCTTCCTTCAAATTATGATTACTTGGTGAAGATGTCATTGTATGCTTTCACGGAAGAAGAGATCACTAAATTGGAATCTGAAATGAAAAAACTTCAGGGACAATATTCAGAGTTGGATCAAAAGACCATTGAAGAGATTTGGTCGGATGAGTGCGATGCTTTGAAAAAAGCGTTGTAAAAGAAAGCTTTGAGAAAAGCGTTGTAAATTAACTGTAAAAATAATATCTAGAGAATAATAAATGTCATTTTTTGAGTGGGGAAAAGCAGATGAGAATTATGGCGTAGATATTGATCAGAAAGGTTATGATGCGAATTATCAGACATCACCAGAAGGTGAAACGCCGGCCTACGGTGATTATGAAGTATTAAGAAGACCAACCATGGGTGGTCCTGGTGGCGCGGGTGTAATTATCCCTAAGGATATTGACGCTGGTATCCCTAGCATAGATGATTACATTATAAATCCTGATGGAAGTAAGCAACTAAGATCTTTCATTGAGGGCGATAGAAATACACCTCTGGATACTATGACGGAAAGCGTAAATAATGGGCGTCTTCAAGATGTGAATGTAGTTACAGATGAAGTTTTGCCGGCGGAAGCTGATATTGTCATTCATAAAGATAATCAGGATACAGCAATCAAGGGCATCTTAGAGCAGAATGCTGTGAATGATATCTTTTTTTCTGATATGAATATTAAGGGATTACAGGATTCTATACGATATGGTGTTCATCAGGAAACGGGAAAAGTTGTTTCCGAACAATCACAAAACGAATTGTACGTTGTGATGAGATCAATCATGTTACAGTTTGCAAACTTTCAAACGGCTTCGGATAATGTCATCGAAGAAATCAAGAGATTAAATCGAAAGGTCTTAATATACTGCATTGAAAATATATCTTCCAATGTGAAGCAACACGCAGGATACGTCGCAGATTTATCCAAACTGCCTGTGCCGATGGATATGCCAGTATATCACAATAAGAAAAACTATACGTATGATATTTCTAACTTACTGTAAATTATCACTTAAATTTAATGATAGTATTTCAATCATGAATATCTATCCATATTTGTCATCAGATCAATTAGCAACAATTGATCGTTTTCATTCAGAGAAAGATGCTTTATTTATTACGGGACCACCAGGAGCAGGTAAAACATCATTAGCATTAGAGTTATTGAAGGATACAATCTTATTACGAATCGATTCAAGTCTTATTAAGCAACACAAAGATTTATCTCAATACATATTGAATAGTATTCGGAAAAGAAATATCACCTTGATGTTTCAGCAAAAACAAAATCGTAGTATTTTATTTGATGATTTAGATATCTTTCAGAAACATGATAAACCAGGTTTCAAACACATGATTCAGTTTTTAAAAGACAATCAATTTTACAATTCAAAAGTCGTCGTCATATTTCCGAATAAATTTCAAAAGAATAAAGAACTCGTAAAAATTTTATCGGATAAGAAACAAAAAAAGAATATACTCAGATTAAATTATTCATATCCGATATATTATCGCATTATGCAAGACATGTTGTCATCAAAAAATATATCATTAAGTTCTTCAGAAATGGATACTTTGTTGTATACAACAAACTTTAATTTGAATGTTGTAATCTCAAATGTGAAAATAAAACAAGATAAACAAATAAAAAAAACAGATATTCAGATAGATACGTATGATTTAGTAGAAGATGTTACACAAAATATAATCAATGAAAGATATGAATTCAATGACTTAATGCGATATACAGAGAACGATGCTACAGTTATCGGATTAAATTTATTGGAAAATTGTCATCACATAATTGATCCAACGTATTATACTTGGTTATCTTCTATTTATGAGTTTCATTCTGCCGCTGATAGATTAGAAACGTATATGACATCAGAGCATGAATGGGAATTCAGAGATTATTTGGCGCCATTGACTGTTTATCCTATACATTATGCGATACACGAATATTCTTATCATAAAAACAAAAAAAATATCCTTTACAATAAATATATTAGTAAATCCCTGATAAATGTGCATTCTCAGAAGACATCAAGATATTCAGAAAACAAATATGAAAGAATTATTTATTATCTCATTTATTTCGCATATCATCAAAGTGTCGATGATTCTAAGAATCCAAAACTAATGAAATTATTCCAATCGATGAAAAAGAAAGATCTTCAAAGATTCTGTAAAACATTTGAATATTTTTATGGATACAAATTATCAGCAAATAATCTTACTTCTTAGGTTTTGTGAGCTTATAGCTTGTGACTGTTTCGCGATTCTGAAAGATTTTCTCCATCGCCGCATCAATAATTGCTTCATCTTGAAGAACTTGCGATAGATTACCGCGGATATTAGTCTTATTTAACGGTTTCTTTCGTCGAGTTTCATTACATCGGACTTTACCACTATCTGTATTCAAATCCGAAATATTATATGTTCGCATAAATCCTGTAATCTTTGGTTCCAGGATTTTATTCTTTTTTGTTTTAAGAGCCTTAATCTGATTTTGAAGATCTAATATTTGCTCATCAATACTGAGCCAATTCTTCACCTGACTTTTGAATTCGTTAAGACCCTCAGTTGTAATTTCAGGTGGTTTCGTGAGTTCTGATGGATTCGCGAGTGTTTCAGAATTAGAATCTACATCATTCGTTGTAGCGTCAACAGTTTTACTACCAATACCAAACTCCATATTTATATATTTGTTGTAGAGTATTTTTTAAATTCTTTATTTTAACTCATAGTTAAAATGCTACATTCAGTATTTTAACTCATTGGTTAACTCAATGTAAGAATAGTGAAATATTGAAGTAACATGAGAAATATTATAATTGCTCCGCAGAATATCAAATCCATTCTGTGTTTCACTGATTGAATTTCCGGATCCAAATCTCTAATGGAACTGGCCTGAATAATATGAGTATGTTCTCTGTAAATTTGTTGATATTTGTCTTCTAATATTTGATACTCTTGATTCAAATTGTTGATAATTTCAGCATATTGTGGGAGTTCATTATAAAAGGATATAATTTGAGGCTCTAAAGATTCCATTGTTTTTGTATTCATCGGTGTATTCATCAATAATTCATAAATTTTTAGTGATACTATGTTTAAGTATTTAAAAAGATAAAATTATTTTATGAGCATTAAATAGGACATGTCTAGTTTCAAAGACAAGCCTCTTAAAAAATGCCACACGGACAAGAGAAAGATGATCGATGATTTACATTCTGATATGATTCAAGAAATGGATGAATCAGATAAAAATAGTTATTACTTGGACAATGGATTAATCCTTGATAAATACTACAAAGGAGATACACAGATGAAGCAACAAGATGATCAGGGTATCTTAAGTTATTTTAAAAGAGAGGAAACACCTAAATCTGAAAATACAGACGCAGAAGAATATAATTTAATGAATCAATATTTGTGCAACATAGATGACACAGTTCAAAATACAAAATATAGTGATTATCAATTGGATAAATGCAAACAATGTAATGGAGTCATGTATTTCAAGAGCAATGATGCAGAGATAATGTGTAAAAAATGTGGTTATACAGAGAACATTTTGATTTTTACTGAAAAGAGTTCATTTAATGATCCTCCGAGAGAAGTTAGTTATTTCGCGTACAAGAGAATTAATCATTTCAATGAATGGCTTGCGCAATTTCAAGCAAAAGAAACAACTGAACTTCCAGATACAATTTATCGTGATGTATATGAAGAATTAAGCAAGAACATAGATTTTGATATCAAAAAGATTAATTACAAAACAATACGCGAAATCTTAAAGAAGCTGAAATACAACAAATATTATGAACATATACCTCATTTAATTAATGTCTTAAGTGGTGAAAAGGCTCCTAAATTATCAAGAAGATCAGAAGAAATGTTAAGATCCTTATTTAAGGAGATTCAGATACCATTCATGAATAATTGTCCGGCACACAGAAAGAATTTCTTATCATATTCATATGTTCTTCATAAATTCTGTGAATTATTGGAGTTAGATCATTTATTACCGTTCTTTCCATTGTTAAAGAGTCGTGAAAAACTTCAACAACAGGATCAAATATGGGAGAAAATGTGTAAGGATTTAAAATGGCAGTATATACCGAGTGTTTAGATATGATCTTCGTGACCTGTATCCTGAACGGTAATATGCGGTGAGCACATATCAATCAAAGCAAACGTTGATGCTGCGATTAAACCAACATAAATGGCGTGTTCTTGAAGAACTCCACACGTCGGAATAATTTTTGTGGCAGTTGTTACAACAAAAAACATAACAAAGTATTTCAGAGCGTTCCCTGTGTTGATGGCGTGATTTAACATTTACTATGATTTATATTATTTTTTTGTTTTATTACTTTGCATTATTTCTTGCATTTCTTCTCGTCAAATGCATTATGAATCGCACTATCGATCGCATTCTCCAATCCCTTATCCAGTTCATTGACAATACCCTTTGCGAAAGCGCTAAAGGGACCAGGACGAACTATCTCTTTCCGTTGCTTATCTCTGGCACGCCCCTGTGCGCTATACCGAATAGAATTCTCGTGAACTCTAGACTGGACTCTAGGCTGAACCCGGACAGGAACCTTTGTCGCTACAGCGGTTGGCGCTGAAGCAACTGCTTTATTACCATTCGCTGCGAAAGCAACGGGCACAGCGGGCACAGCGGGAAAAGCGGGCACAGCGGGAACAGCGGGAACAGCGGTGGTTTGAGCGCCTGTTACTTGCGGGGCGGCATAAGGAATTGGATCATACGTGGGACGTTTCCTAACGACAACACGCTTATTCGCACTCTCACAATCACTATCTGAACTTGATGAGCCCGATGAGCTTGATGAGCTTGATGAGTCCGCTGAATCTAGCGCCAAGTGCCATGTCCCATCGGATCTCTGACGACATTGCTCCAAAAGACAAAGAATGAGGATAACCAGTAGAATAACCGCAACGAATACAAGAAGCGCGTAAAGGCCGTTGATCGTTCCTCCCGAACTACCACCATGATAAGTGTGAGTATGATGAGTATGATGAGTATGATGAGTATGATGAGTATGATAATTACCATTGTATCCTCTCCCACTATAGGAGTGATATGAATGAGAACTTCCACCGAAACCCCATCCCTTCGCCTCTATAAAGGAAAACAGAAGAGACAGAGCTAAAAATTGAATCATATTCAGCGAAATTTATGAACACAAGAATCAATCTTAAAATTATTAGAGATAATAACTAATGAAGAATCAAATTTAGTTCATTAATTAATGCATTTGGATTAGTTTAAAATCACTTAAAAAAATCAATCAATTCACATATATAAAATGAGTGATACAGAGCAACCGAAGAAGCCAGATTATCTTGAGGTTGATGAAGCAATTCCTGGACAGAACTATGTGTGCTTGTCTTTTCTTTCGCCAGAGTCTTTGATACAAAACAAGGAAGCATTCAAGTGCGTGAAGTTTTTGCAATCGTATTGTAAGGATCAGAAGTTGAAGTTTGACGATGTTTATGGTAAATATCAGGATTTCGTTTACAAGTATGAAGATAAGTTGCAGAGAGATTTTGATGAGCAGAATGATTTTCAGACTTCCCTTCGTGGTTTGAAGGTCCGTGGCGTATACGATACTCGTCAGGCAGCCGAAGACAGAGCAAAGACTCTTTCATTGAGAGACAGCGCTTTTCATACGTTTGTGGGACAGGTTGGATACTGGTTGCCTTGGGATCCTAATGCGGATAAGGTTGCTGATGAGGTATTCCAGAATAGCCAATTGAATGATATGATGGAGAAATATCAGGAGAACAATGTCAATCGTGACATATTCTATGAAGAGCAGAAGCGTGATAAGATTAAGGCGGCTCAAGAGGAGGTTCGGAAGGCTAAAGAAGAGGAGGCGGCAAAGAAGGCGCTTGACTCAAAAGATGCTTCTGAAGAATATCCTATTGAGGATATGGAGCCTGAGCCGGAACCGGATCCTGATTTTGAGCCAGAACCTGAACCAGAGCCGGTTTTGATTACAGATGCTGAACCTTCACCCG